GCCTATTGCTTACGGCTTCAAGTCTTGTAGCGAAAAATACAAGATTCGCCCTATCAATAAGTTTTTGAGACAAAATTGTAAGCACATATTTAATTCGGAGGAAAAGCCGATCAAGTACATAGGCTTTGACTTGACCGAAAGAAGGAGAATGAAAGAAGATCCGGATGGGATATTTGAAAACCGGTATCCTTTGATAGAGTGGAATATCACAAGGGATATGGCCCAAGAAATCATTAAGAACGAAGGATTTTGCTTGCCTCCAAAAAGTAGTTGTTTCTTTTGCCCCAATATGAAGGCGAAAGAGGTATTGCGATTGCCTGAAGACCTCAAGCAAAGGGCCATAGAAATGGAAAGAAACGCAAAAGACGCTTTGACTAATCTTGAAGGTCTCGGAAGGACTTATTCTTGGGAAAGGTTAATTAATGCAGACAAAAAGCAACAAAAGCTCTTTGATGATCTTGATTTAGATTTGTATAATACTCCCTGCGAATGTGTTGATTAAGAATATGAACGCACAAGACATCAAGTTGTATCAACTCCGCAACAACGCGGGGCAGATAGAAGGGTTGCCGGGCAATCCCAGGTTAATCAAGGACGATAGATTCAAGAAACTCGTCAAAAGCCTCCAGGATGACCCTGAGATGCTTTCTCTCCGCGAGTTAATCGTATTCCCCCACAACGATACATTCGTTGTCATAGGGGGCAATATGAGGCTCAAAGCGTTAAGGGAACTTGATTACACGGAGGCTCCCTGCAAAGTCCTACCGGCAGACACGCACATTGAGAAATTGAAGGCCATTGCTCTGAAGGACAACTCGTCCTTTGGGGACTATGACTACGAGGCCCTTGCGAACGAGTGGGATGCTCAACTCCTTGCAGACTGCGGGATTGAGGTGTGGCAGATGCCCGAAGAGATTGAAAAAGAGTTGGAAGAGGAAGAGGAGAAGAAGGATAACGCTAAGGCTCAAAAGATTATCCTGCGATTTAACAAAAAAGAGTTCCTTTATGTGAGGGATGCGTTGTTATCTTTGGGCGAAACCTTTGAAGAGGCGGTCGTTTACCTCCTAAAACAACACAATGGCGAAGATAACGATTGAGTTTGACACGGAGAATGAGCAGGATATGGTGAACTACAAGAAGTGCGGTCTCGCTCCTGCAATGTATCTCGCCCTCGCTGAACTTCGTCACCATACCTTCCACGATGCTCCCGATATGCAGGAGAGGGTGGAAGAAGTCTTAACCGACTTCAAGATTGAGTTGGATGACCTCTACGATGACCCGCTCCTCACTTAACCCTTAAACCCGAAACAATGAGAGCAGACCGAATCTCCAAGAATGTCCACGTCATTGACTGCGAATCCGAGGCCGAGTTCTTGCTCATATCGGACTTGCATTGGGACAATCCGCATTGCGACCGGGAACTTCTGAAGAGCCATTTGGATGAAGCGGTGCGCAGAAATGCGGGAATTATCATAAATGGGGACTTTTACTGTTGTATGCAGGGCCGTGCCGATGGTCGCAGGAATAAGGGCGATATACGCCCAGAACACAACACTCCGTACTACTTTGATTCCCTTGTGGACACCTCGGTGGAATGGTTTGCTCCCTACGCGAAGAACATCCTTTTGATAGGGTACGGTAATCACGAAACGAGCATCATCAAGTTCAACGAGATTGACCTCCTGCAACGATTCACCTCGGTCATCAACCGGGAGTGCGGTTCGCATATTCAAGTCGGTGGGTACACGGGCGTTATTGAGTTTCGCCTCGGCTTTGGGTCGGAAGAATTACGCAAGCATCTATCCTTCGTAACGCATTACGCGCACGGATTCGGGGGGGGGTGGGGTGGTCACCAAGGGAGTCCTTCAAGACTCCAGACTAATGATGGCGATGGAGGGATACGACTGCACCTGGATGGGCCACGTCCACGAACTGTACCACCACATCAACCGTGTGCATCGCTATGACCGCACTACGAAGGTCATCTCGCAGAGGGACATCCACCAGATTCGCACAGCCACCTACAAGGAAGAATGGGATGGAGGGCTTGGAGGCTTCCACGTTGAAAAGGGAAGGCCACCAAAGCCTCTGGGAGGCTATTGGATGAAGCTCAAGATGGGCAGGAGGGTCAATGAATCCGGCAACGATGTCCGTGAGATTGTGGCCGAGTTCTCGCATTGTACGAGGATGTATTAATCATATCAACGAGGTCAGCTTTGACCTTGCAGGGGTGATATGAAAAAGCCCACTTTCGGAGCGACCTACTCGTGGGCTTAACCAATGAAACACAACCGCTAACCCCTTAACGGTACGCCAAAGATAAGGCTATTTTAAGAGCGTTGCGCCCAAGACTGCGGATCCAACCGCAACTGCAACAACCCGGTTTCTACGAACCTTCTTCTGCTCCTTCGCCACCAACGCTTTCTGCCCGGCAACAACGCTATCAAGGGTGTTCACGGCATCCCGGCAGATGGAGTCTTTCACCCGGTAAGCAACAAGCAAACTGTCGGTCAAAGCCACCTGCTCTTCAAGGAGTGCACCGACCTCTTCACAAGAATCCAAACGGATGGGGATGTAGGATGGAACGAGAATCGTGTCCGGCTTCGTATAAGCCTCTACAAGCCTTTCTTTCCATTTAACCTTGGTACGCATCACCTCTTGGATTATCGTGTCTCTGAGAGGCTCTATGGATGCGATACGGGATTGCATTGAGTCCATTGCCTCCCGTTGGCTTTGAATGGTGCATTTCTGCGATTGGATGACCATTGCCGGTCTGTCTTTGAGCAGGTAGATGAAGTAGCCGAGGGCTACAACGATGGGAAGGATAAGGGCGAGTGTCCCTTTGGTGGGGAAATGGGAATCAGCAGGCATCGTCTTCGGGGAAGATCCTCCGCATCGTTTCGTTCTTCGCTTCCTCGGTCAAATGCTCGTCCAGGTCAAGGTCTATGGCCGTGAACTCCTGGAAGATTTCAAACATATCAAAGAGCGCATCCTCTACGAGTGCTTCCCGGCTCTTGCCGGTCTGCACCACGAGTTTATCCAAGGCTTCCACGAAGTCCTTGCGGATGCTAAGGGATAGGGGTGTCTTCATCAGCAGGAGTGGTTATGACTTTGCAGCAGAATAGGCAATAGCGGCAATCTGCTTTCTTGAACGCTTTTTGCTTTTTGGCTTTGCTTTGTTGGCTTTGGTGAGTTCGGAGATGTTTTTGGAGACGGCTTTGGAGGTTGCTTTTTTCCCATAACCTTTGGCTTTAGTGAGCGGCATAGCGTGGTGGTTTATAGGTTCAAAGTTATGCGATGACCGTCAGGATTTGGTAGTATTCAAAGAAGTATTCGGTGCGCTCCTTGAGTCCGTGCGTCCCTCCATTCACCTTGAGCGTGACCTTTTCTACGACCTCTTCGGTTGCTCCGAGGTCGGCCACCGCGTTGATTTTCCTGCTATTCCAATAGAACCCGGCAGAGAGCATCGCGTACCTGGAAGACACCAAGTCGGGGTTGTCAAGGAGGTCTTCGGGGACGATTTTATCAAGTTCGGCATAGTTGGCCTTCCCGGTGGTTTGGATGTAACCACGGCCCCTAAACTTCCATCCATCGGTGATTTCGGTATTGCCCAAGCGACCGCCATAGACCTTGTTGGCTATGGCTTCGGGGTTGCGGGCGTATAGTTTAGCCGTTCGGTCGTTGAAGTGCCTCTTGAAGGTCTTTAGAAGCCCTTGAGCGGAGTAGTTTAGGTTCTCCCGCGTTACAAGGAATCGGCCCGATTCGTGGGCGCATTGAGAGAGGAAATGAGCGAGGCGAAGGGGGGTGTTTATGCTGTACCTATCCTGCACATCGCTGAGTTGGTCTAAGACGTGCCGGGGGATGGATGGGTAGAGGCCATCAAGATTCATCGTCCACCTTCTTATGGAGGCGTTCGCTGAGTGTTTCCACGAGCCTTAGACCGCTGAATCCTACGATGAAGGCCATTGCGAATTTGGCTGACTCAAGTTCAACGCCAAGGAAGTTTACAGTAAGGGGGGTAATGTAATTAGCAGACAATGTTCCTGCGAGAATGGAGAACATCTGGGTGCGAATGGACGCTCCCTTTTGCTTTCCAACGAGGAGGAGGCTTCCGAAGAAACCGCCCACGGACATCCCGACATTAATGCCGAGTTCCATCATCATCTGCTTGACTGACATTACAAGTAGGTNTTGAGNGTGGTTAGGAATGCGGATGCAGTCGTGCCGATGGCTACGAGGTCAGGCCCGGTCACGAACATAGACTCGTCCAAGCCTCCTGAGAGGTAGATGCGAACCTTCGTGATACCCGAAGTGCCATCCAATTCGGTGGCGTTAATGTCCCTGTAATTGAGGAAATACTGCCTTCCATCCGAGTAGGTAAGTTGCAGTTGCGTTGCCCCGAAGGTTCGTGCTGTGAGAGTTGCGAGCGCCATAGTGCGACAAATTTAGTAAGGGTTGGTGGATTATTATGTCGTGAGCGATTGGAGGGAGAGAACTCCGGGTGCTGCCGTGTCGGGCAGGCGGGTGGTGTAGAGGGCTGCGGCACGGATGCGGTCGGCNAAAAATACCGTAACTTGTGTTTGACAAACTACATCTTGTCAAAGCCGATGCTGGATAATCCGTTGAATTAGTTGATGTACCTGCGGAAATTCCGTCAATGTAAAGAGCATAATTGCCATTAGTATAAGCAAGCGCTATTTTATGCGAACCAAGAGTTATTGCGCTGCTTGTGATAATGTCTACAACAGAGCCACTTGACCTTCTTAATTGAACTCTAATAGCAAGACTTGATAACTTGGTTATTAAGATAAAATCATTACCACTACCAGGGTCTATTGATATAAAAGAGCCAGCGCTTAAATTAGAAAAATCCACCTCCGCATAAATCGTCCCCTCCGTCTGCCCGATGGACCCGCTGACCGCTCCGCTGACCGAGATGACATCTGCGCTTCGGCTTCCCGTTCCTGTGGTGGTGGGGATAAAACTTGTGGGAACGGAACCGAGTTCTAACTGCGGGGCAGCGAAGCCCATCGTTGTGCCGACTGCGGAGTTGTTTAAACTTGTAACGCTTACGGTTGGACCAAGCCGCAATACCGTCAAGACATTTGTTGCCGTCATCGTGAAGGTTTCCGAACATCGGAATACATCCGACCCAAATCTTTCAACCCTTCGGATTCGGTTTGTTATTGGCGAAGTTGCAATAAGTGAACCGCTACTAAACGAGCCGCTAACATCAAACCCGCTTCCAAATGCCGTTGCCGTTGCTCCGCTTGTGTTTGCAAAAAACCCTCCAATAGTGTGCGCTCCCGTTTTTTTCATTAAAAAACTAATCGTGTAAGTGCTACCACTTGTT